TTTGGGTTCGGCGAAGATTTCTTTGCCGGTTGCTAGTGCGGCTGCGATGTAGAGCGCGAGCAACGATTTGCCTGTTCCGCCTGGTGCGAAGATGACGACAAGTTGGTTGCGTGGGATGATGGGTTCGATGAGCCAGTCTTCGGCTGGGAATGATTGGTTCCAGAAGTCTGTCCAGTTGATGAGGATGTTGTCGGTCTTTGATGGTTGCTCGACTGGTACCAACGCTTTGCCTTCTTGTAGGAGCTTCTTGGCGAACGCTGATCGGTCGCCGTTGTGGTGCATGGCGGCGGTGTAGCCGAACCGTGTGTATGCGCCCGCAGGTAAGCCTGGGATGCTTGTGGTGAATACTTTGAGGATGTCTTTGCCTTGCCATCCTGTGGTGGCTGAGGTGCCTTCTCGAATGTCTTTGCCTGGTCGTACCCAATGTGATTCGCCTGTTTGGTCGGTGTGTGCGAGTGTCCAGCCGTCTTGCCTTAATAGTTCGGGCCATGTGGTTGCGGCGCAGTAGCGGGATGCTGGTCCGTCTTCTTCGAGCAGTAGTGATGGTGGTGTGGTTGGTGTGGTTGGTGTGGCTGGTTCGGCTTTCGCTGTGAGGAGTAGCACCATCCAGAGTGGCATGTCTGCTGGTTTGTGGTCGGCAATCGAGCGTTCGTCTGTCCATTGATATTCTTTGCCGTTCGGGTGAACTGTTGGTGGTGCTAGGACTTGTCCGCCTATGCCACGGATGTCGATGCCTTGTCCAAGTTTGCCTGACGCTTCGTTACGGATCGGTGCGTCGGTTAGGAAGTAGATGTGTCGTCCGCCGGAGCCTGTGATGACTTCGAGTGTGTCGGGTAGTTTGCCGTGTAGTTGTTCTAGGTCGGCGAGTGTGTCTGAGCCACGGTATTGTTCGCGGTCATCAATGTCTACGACGATTAGGTAGCGGTTGCGACATTCGCCTGTTGCGATGCCTAGTCCGCAGTCTTTGAACTGTCCTTCAAACCATTGTCGGATTGTGGTCGGGTCGGTTGTGGCGGCGTTCTGCCAACCTGACATTGGTGGTCGTTTCTCGCCTTGTTTGATTGGTATGACGCGCACACCTTTGTTGGCGTACGCGAGTGCAGTGTTTAACACGGACATGGTTCTCCTTAGGTGCAGGTCAGTCTAGTGAGACTGTCTGCGGTCACTTGGTTTGTTTGCGGATGTTGCCGAGTATGTCGGCAGGTACTTCTCGGCCACGCAGGTCATAGAGGAAGGTGACGAATCCGATCTCGTCTACTTTCTCAACTTTGTTTTCCATGAATGATGTGGCGAGTGCGTTGATTGGCCAGATGACGAACCATGGTTCGCTGTCGTCGGCGACTTCACCCCACCAACCATCTTGCTTCGAGTGACCGTACTGGACGATGAACGATGGGATCTTTGCCATGTTGCCGAGCTGTGCGAGTGTTTTCGCGCCGACATTGATTAGGTCTAAGACGGCGTGTTCGTGTTTGTAGTCGATGAGTGCTTTCGGTACACACTTGTCGTATTCGACCATGAGGAAGTCGATGTCCATCGCTGGTGTGTTGTAGCCCCAGGTGCGATGTCGGCCTGATAGCCAGGCGTCTCGTTTGAAATGCTGTTCATTGGATGTCATTGTTGCTCCTTGTTTTTCATGCTTGGATGATTGCGTCGAGTTCTTGCGCCAGGGTATTTGATGCCGTTGCGCAGTAGTTCGTGGAATGTGAGTGCTTCGAATATGCGATCCATTCCGCCTTGGATTAGTGCGTCTGCTAACAGGTCGCAGCATTGCCGTTCTTTTTCTAGTTCGGATGTGAGTTTGATGAATAGTTCTTTTTCTTGTTTGTTCATGTGCAGGTCTCCTATTTCCTAATCGTCTTCGAGTAGTTGTCTTGCTATTCGTAGTTTCTCGGCAGCTCCCGCTGATTCGAGTAGCCCGATAGTAGTAGATGTGACCTGTTCAGGCGGGCATATAGTGAAAAACTTTTGTTCGGTTGTCACATAGTTTTGGATGGTGGCGACCAGCACATAGGCGGTGCAAACATTGTCGGCGTCTACCTGTGACTCGATGAAGTATTTGATGCGGTCATCAATCGGGTCTTCGCTCTCATTCATCGTCGTCCTCTAGTTTCTCGCCGCAAACGGGTTTGCGTGGCAGGATGCGGTTCGGTAGGCAGGCGCAGAGTCGGGCTTCCATTATCGTTCCGCCACTGTGCGCGGGAACGGTAGGTCGTTGTAGGCCTGGTTGAGTAGGCCGAGGTATCCGATCGCGTCGGCGAGTGTGTCGTGGTGTAGTCGGTTCTTTTCTAGGTTGGTGCGGAGTCTTGCCATCTTGACTGACACCATGAACAGGAGCGCGTCCGACATTGACATTCGGATGCCGGTTAGTCCTTCGAAGATTTGGATGACTTTGCTGTAGTCGTCTACGACGTTGCCGTAGTCGTTGTTGCGTGGTCCTGTGACCAACTGGTGTGCTTCGAGGAGGATGTCTGCTCCGACTGATTCTGTTTTCATTGTTTCTCCTTTGCGTGGTTGATTCTTGCTTTGGCGATCTCAGCGTATTCTGCTGATTGTTCTATGCCGATGAAGTTGAAGCCTTCTAGTGTTGCGGCTTTGCCTGTTGAGCCTGATCCTGTGAACGGGTCGAGCACCGTGCCGTTTGGTGGTGTGATGAGTCGGCAGAGGTATCGCATTAGTTCTGTTGGTTTGACTGTTGGGTGATGGTTGAGTTTTGGTTTATTGCTTCGGTTTCTTGGGTTGTCGCCACCTACACCGTCAGAGATGATGCGATCTGCTTCACGCTTCTCAGCAAACCCGTCTAGTCCTTCGTTGCGATCCTTCTTGCTGGCTTTCGCACAATAAAAGAACCGTGCAGCCGAACCACTTTCGCTTTTTTGATTAGTGTTAACAAGATTTTCATTATCTGAAACAAACGGCGAACGATTCGGTCTTTGAGTTCTAACACCCCACGAACCTGCTGTATCTGGGAATAGTTCTAGCACTTCGTCTGAACCATCGTGAATAAAGTTTGCAGGAAACCGACCCGTTGATGGAATGCTTGTGATGACAGAGGATGAACCTGCCGTTAATTTGAAGCCAGCGTTAGTTCGTTCTTTCTCATCAAACCATCCTGAAGGTTTTTCACCGTTGTAATCAACTCTGCATCCGTCTATGTTGATGCCACCAACACCGTGGGTTAAAACATTGTTCGCTACTGTGCCGTCGAGTGGTTTGCGGGCTAGCACGATTGGTTCGTGTGCGGGTTTAAGTGCTGTTCCCCAACCATCCCATTGTTTCGCCTCAGCCGTAGCAGGTGCAATAATCGGAACATCAATCCCTGTTTGCTTTATGCCGACAGCACCACGATTAATACCGCCAAAATTATTATCTTCTGCAGATACACCAACACCTCTGCTGTATCCGATGATTTCACCCTTTACACCAGCAGCCTTATCAATCGCCTTACTGATATTCAACGATTTTGGAAACCCTGACCCGTACACCCACATGATCTGGTCACGAATCTGGAATCCTGCATCTTCGATAGCGACAGCGAGGCGATGGTAGGTGCGTGAACCACCGAAGGCGAGCAGATGACCACCAGGTTTCAATACTCGAAGGCACTCTTGCCAAACGGTTACGTCATAGGCGACACCGGTTGAATCCCACGACTTACCCATGAACCCGAGTTCGTATGGTGGATCGGTGATGATGGCGTCAACGGAGTTGTCTGCCATTGTCCGCATCACTTCACGGCAATCGCCAACAAGTACGGTCATTGTTCTTTGCAGATTTCGTATTTGGATTGGCTGAATGCGAGTAGCCGTCCGTTGGGTTCTATGCCGACCCAAGTTGGTGCGTCTGGGTCACAGAGGCATCCTGTGATGCGTCGTGTGTCGAGCCGGACTTCACCGTCGCACAGTTGGCAGACGATATAGGTGTCGATGCCGATCGTGATCACAGTTCGATGCCTTGCTGGATGTGGACGCGAAGTCGGTCTAGTTGTCCGCCGAGTGATTTGATTCGGTCACGACACGCTTCAAGTTCTTGATGCAGTGACTCTGCTGCGTCAACTGCGTTGTCTCGTTGTTCGGTCATGTGTTCGAGTGCGACCGATAGTTCGGCGACACGGGTTTGCAACTCGATTATTTCTTGACTCATTGCGAATGTATCGCCAGTCATTTCTTGCTCCTTCTGTCCAGTTCTTGTTTGAGTGCTGCTATTACTTCGAAGAGCCGATCTTGTTCACCGACACCGACGAATTGTCTTTCAAGGAACGCGATTGCGTCTTGTATATCTTTCTTAGTCATCTTGACCTCCGCTGGTTGGAACAAGAACCTTACTCTGCGTCTCCCTAGTGACGCAAAGTAAGGTTCGAGCCTTCGTCAATTACTTACCAGCGGTCGTCTGTGGCGATCTTCTCAACCTTGGCTGCGAACAGTTTCGGTGCGTTGAAGCCTGCCTTCTTCTCTCCGTCGCCTGAGTATTTGACCGAGATTCGATTGCCGGTCAACTCTGTGACTGATGCTTGCTTCGCGGCCTCTCTTATCGCCGTGATCATCGCGCCACGCGCCCACAATGCTGAATCGCCATTGTTTTCTGTTTTGAGGTTGATGACATACACGAACTTTGGATCGCCGTTTGGCCATGTCTTGGCGACACCGGCTGGATCACGATCTTCCAATTTCTTGACGTCAAGGACGATGCCCGAGTGAACATCACCAATCTTCTCAAACTTCAAACTTGGCAGTTTGGGTCCGCCTCCTGCTAGGAGATCTTGTTCATCTGACATTATTTGCTCACTTTCTGTTTTTGGGAGTCCGTAGGAGTTCGTAAGAATCCGTAGGAGTCCGTTGATATGTTCCACACGATGTCTTGTTCATCCCAACGTATGGCGCGACACAGGACAGCGAACTGTTCTGCACACGCCGCGTCGAGATGCCCTACGGCACCGCCTGCCGTTTTGAATAACACACCCTGAATCGAGTGGCAGAGACTCGTAATCAGGAGTTCGTCACAGTTATCGGACATGATGAGGTCAACTAGACCTCGTCCTATCTGGTATCTGCGATGCGATTTGAGTTGATCTAATGAGATCGAATGACCGTATTCGTTGCATTCGGTCGCGATCTTTTTCAGCATTGCCCGCTGGTGCGGACGAAGCGAGTCGAAGTCTGTTTGGAGTTGGAGTACGCAGGTTCGGTCTACGCCTGTGTCGTATGTTCGGCCTTCGAATGTGTCGATCATTTCTTTGCCTTCTTGCGTGTCAGTTTCAACGCTGGGTCAGTTTCAAAGAACTGGACATCGTTCTCGGCTTCAAGCAAGCCGACGATCTTGATGAGTAGGTCTATCTGCTCGTTGTCGGCTTCACCGAGTTTCGGCACATCGACAGGCCAGAGTGACCGCAACATTCTCTGTGCCTTGTCTGGTAGATGTTTGATTCGTGCTGTCATCCAGTCACGGCGTTTGTCAAGGCTCGGTTCTAGTTGAATGATCTTGGCTGACTCGAATCGTTCGTGTAGGTCGTTGCGTTTACGCCATGCGCGGACATCGAGCGCGAGTTGTAGTCCTTTGCGACCAGCGTTCAGGTCTACCCAATAGAGGTCGCAGCGTCCTTCGCCTGCCGGTAGATGGAAGACGATTGCTTTGTCTTTTTCGATCATTGGCAGGCTGGTTCGTTCGGTTGTCTGATAGTTGTAGATGTGTTGTGCATCGGCGTAGGCAGCCAACTGGATTGCGATTGCCCGCCACGAGTAGGTCAGATCGGTGCCAGTTTTCAGGTCGGCGATGTACATTCGGCCATTGACTTCAACAATGCGATCCAATGTGCCGGCATACTCTGAATCGTCGTTGATGATTACCGACTCGATGTAGTTCGGCATGATGTGAACACCGTACTTTTGCAAAGTTGAAACATAGGCGTCAAGGTCGGCTTGCAAGCCTGGAAGGATTGCTGGTTTTTTGCCGAGGTCAATTAGTTCGGTTAGTGAGTGAAGTGCTGTACCGAGGTTCGCTCGATGTGAACCGCCACCTGCGGTGATTGCTTCTTCAGCAATTTTGTTGAGCGCATTCTTGTCGTCAAGTTTTGTGGATGCTTGCGCAAGTAGGTCGGAGCGTTGGATGAGTCCTGTGATGACCATTCGATTCGCCCACGATTTAAGTGCAGCTTCATCGTCTGGTGCTTTGGCGATTGTGGTGACACGGGTATAGCCGCGTTGTTTGCCGTCGGGTGTTGTGACGAGGTATCGGCCCCACCGATCTTTCGGTGCTTCTTGTCGTGTTTCTTCAAGCATGTGCAGGCTCCTTATTTTCTTGGGAATCGATGTCGGTATTGACTATATCGGATCGGTGTTCGCTGATGCGGGATTGTCGGGAATGTTTTTGTAGGCGTTCCAAAGTTTCAAGAACTCGGTCATTGTCATGATCGCATACCAAGTGTCCACTTCGACTGCACCTTGTTTCTTCACGGCACAAACACCGTGATTGGTGCCACGGTTTTTCTGCTCGATTTCTAGTTCTTTCAACCAGCAACCGATGTCGTGTCGGCGTTGGTCTTTGACTTCTACGGTCAGGTCTTCGACGCCGTCTATGTCGCCGCGGTCATCCGACCATCCGCTTCTACTTCTTTCGGCTCTTGGATGTCCGTGGTCTTGGAAGAACTTCGCCACCATCAATTCGGCGCGCGTACCTTTTCTTCTTTGTGGATTTGACATGAGTTCCTGCTCTCCTTCGTCGTCGGGTTTCATTCCTTCGTTCAACTGTTGTCAGTCCGCCCCACACGCCGACACAATCGTTCGCTATCGCAAAGTCTAGACAAGATTGACGCACCACGCAGATGTCGCAAAGTTTCTTCGCTTCACGCACCGCATGTAGATATCTTTCGTGGAAGAAGATGTCGGTGCCTTCGCCACGACATGTTCCATATTGTTGCCATTCTGGTCGGAGCAATTCGAATACATTCTTCGACTCCGACCAGACGTCAACTATTCCGTATTCGCCCATTATTTAATTTCTTTAGTCCAGCGACGAACATGGAACATTGCA